TATAATAAAGCCTGCTCTAATAAGAACACTAACGACTTCATTCTTTCTTGCCTGGTAGTTACCTTTAGAAAATAAGGAGAGGCGAACTTCCTGTAGTTCTGCCCTTGGCAGATCATCAGCATAATGGTCAAAGATATCACTCATAGGGGTAAGGACCAGATATTCATCCGGTGCCTTTTTACTAAACACGCCCGTTTCAATGGGAACCCCTATAGGCTCAAGGACCTCGCCTATATCCTTCAAAATACTGTTATACACGACCTTCGCCCTCCTTCCTTTTAGATTTTGCCGATCTCTTCATCCAGCTTTCTTTTCATTGCTTCAATGCAGGCATTTCGGCTGGCTGTTTTGGCCGGTTTTAAAAATGGCTTAGCCGGCTGCCCGGACTTTCCATACTCTAAGATGTTGGCGATCTTAGCATTTGACTCCCCGTCTTTTCTTGGTTCATCAAAGCCCACCTTCACATTATAGTTCCCATCTCGATCCACACCAGCAGGGGTAACACCAAGTGCATCAACCAGCTCTCCTGTGGACCTTGACGGAAGCTTTGTGTCACTACCAATGGTTGCCTGTAGATTGGCTTTCACTTTGGCTTTCACCACTTCGCCACCAGCTTCCAGAACCTTGGGGATGATTTCATCTGTCTTCTCTACCAAAGTGGATACTTTTAAAAGAAAATCCTCTGGCATTTTGTAACTTCCTCGTGCCATGAAATCACCTCCTAGCCCTTTGCGGCTTCCAGCTTTTCTGCTGCTACTTCTAAATAAAATCCCATTATAACCTCAACGCTTAAGACTTTGTACTCCCCGGTATCACAGCGGATCAGCATCCCAGGTTCAATCACCACATCAGGAGTCCGTCTAAACTGAAAGGTGGCATTGGCTTTGGTGTAGGCGGCCATATTGGCCCACTTTCTTGACCCGTGCCTTTCATCTCTGTACGCACGAACACTGGCGATGACCTCTTCTCCCTTAGAAGAGAATCCTTCATCGTCTTTCATGGGAATTGTATCGACGATGTCGATTCGGGTGTTCATCTTCCCAAAGCTCATACCCTTCACCTGCCTTTACTGCCTTCTCTTCATAACCATGACTGCGATCTTTTCGTCTGCCTTTTCGGTAGCACCTTTTCTGGCGTTTCCTTCTTTTCTTCACCCATAGCCGTTTCATCAGACTTGCCACTCCTTTCCCATGCGTAGAAGTAGATGTACCGTCTTCCACACCTGTTCCGAAGCACTGACATTATCATTAAAAAAACCACCAGTGGAGCCATCACGACTCTCATAAAAATGAGAAGCCAACATGATGACTCCTTGCTCGGTGGTCGGTGACATGGTGTTTTCTGTGTAAAAGTCCGTCCCTAGATGCTGATAACCTTCGGCATAGCTGATGGCAGCGGTAATGAACCCTTCTAGCAAGGCATCATCCTCATTATGGGTTACAATGAGATTTTGTTTTACCTTCTCAAGAAGCGTCATCTACCATCACTCGCTTTCCATGAGGCCAGCGGTTTTAAGCTTTAAGAGTAAGGCATTGAAATCTGCTACCAGGTCCGCCACATCCACAGCGGTGCTGTCTGCTTGAACAGCTGCAGGTTTCAGTTCCGTACCATCAAAGGTGACTTTTCCTTCTGCAGTTACAGCAAGCTCTCCACCAATTACGGTCTTATCGCCACCCTGCTCAGTATAGTTTTTCGTGTTATATCCCATGGTTTTCCCTCCTTATCAAAGTGAAAGGAAGGCAGTAACTAGGACCACCTTCCTATTAGATTACTTAGGCCTTCTGCTGAAGCACCTTGATGGCTTCAGGAAGGATCAGCTTCGCATCCAGTCTCTGGGATGCAAGGAAACCCACCTGACCACTTGCTGCATAGAGTTCGTTCAGACGCTTGAAGGTTCTACCCTGACGATCAGCAATCCAGTAGTACTTAAAGTCTCCGAAGAGAATGGTCTTCTCCCCCGCTGCAGCTGTTGGCATGTACTGAGAAGTTACCACTGGACGATTGAGAATCGTATCCGGTATGCCCGCCTGAACAGATGGCTGCCACAGATACTGACCTTGACCGTCTTTCAGCTTTCTGATGGCCTTGATGGTTGCATCATTCACAAGGAAGGTAGCGTTCTTTCTATAGGCCGACTTCAAGCTGTGGTAAAGGTCCAGCACTTCATCAATGGTGATGGCTGTCGCACTTGCTGCGGTCACACCGAGGCTTGCTCCACCGGTTGTATGAAGAAGACCTGTAGGTTTGCTGCTTCCGTTTCCAGTGAGGAATGCTTCCTCTTCAGCTGCTCCAATTCTTCTTGCAAACTCAGCTGCAATGTAGGCTTCAAGGTCGAAGTAGCTGTCATTAAGAAGCTCGTCAGAAACCTTCAGCATGGTACCAAGTTTGTAGGCCGACAATGTCACCTGAGTGAATGCATCGTCGCTTTCAGTGAAGGCGGCTTCCTCGTCCATCCATGTAGCGGATCCATGACTCGCCACCACAGGAATCTTTCTATCCCCGTAGCTGGTCGTAATCACGTTGCACAGATTTCTAAGAAGGTTCGCCTCTTGAAGTGCCTGAATCAGCTGGTTCTCATACTCATCCGGTACAAGGAAGCCACCTTCTGAATCGGTACCGATTTGAAGCGCATTGTGAACAGCAGGGTTCATCTTGTTTCTCATAGCACCCCAAAAGGCACTCTTATAGGCATCGGATGCTCTACCAGTTTTTTCTTCGGTCATTTTCTCAGGTCTTGATGCAAGAGGTTTGCTAAGGGCAGCTGAAAGTTCCCTGTCCATCATCTCCTGACGCTCAAGACGCTCGATTTCCTTTCCAAGGTTGACCACTTCATCTTCCATCTTTTCATAGACGGCATTGTCCTCAGGTTTGATCAGACCATTCTCCTGACGATGTTCGTCTAGGAAGACTTTAGCCTGTTCCCAAACCTTGGCACGTTTCTCTCTTAGTTCTTGGATTTTACTCATATTCATTACCTCCAATTTTTAATCAGCTCCAGCCGTCTTTCCAGCTGGGCAATAGGGATATGGTTTACTGACTGGGTAGGATCCTTCAAATCGTCTTCACCTTGTGGTACAGGATCCGCACTCTTTTCAGGTTCTTTAGTTTGACCGTCATCATCATGCGCCTTAAGATACTTCATCCTCGCCTGAATACCAGGGAGTTTGTTCCTTAGCGCATTTGTCACGGTCATCTGGTCAAAGATAAAGCCACCGGAACCTTCATCTACCGGCTCTGATTCATAGAGAATCTTGTCGGCAAACTTCAGCTCGATGGCTTTATGGGCACTCATCCAGGTTTCAGCGTCCATCATGTGTGAGATTTTCGCTCTGGAAAGTCCCGTCTTTGTCTGATAAGCATTGATAATGCTCTCTTTTACTTCGCTGAGTAGGTTAATCCCCACCTGCAGATCCGCCACCTCACCAGCAATAAGCATGGCTGGGTTATGGATCATGATGACTGATAGCGGAGAAACACACACCTCATCTCCCGCCATGGCAATGACTGAAGCGGCACTGGCTGCTAGCCCATCCACATGAACACTGACTTTTCCGGGATATTCCTTTAGCATGTTGTAAATCTGCGCTGCTGCGAAGGTGTCACCACCTGGTGAGTGTATCTTTACAACAATGTCATCCGTCTCCGGCCCACTGGCATAAAGCTCTGTCTTAAACTGTTTAGGGGTGATGTCATCATCAAACCAAGAAGACTCAGCAATGTACCCTTCAAGATGCAGGGTTCTTACCGTAGGCTCATCGGCTTCATTCACCACCCATCGCCAAAATTTATCCATCTAATCGACCTCCTTTTTCCCATAAAAAATGCACTCCTCATTAAGAGAAATGCTGTTGATACTTAAATTTAACTTTGTAGTTGTCCACAGAAATGGCCTTATTTATACACTACTCATCAGGACCATCACCACCAGACTCATCCATGGCTTTCTTTGCATAAGCCCCTGCCATCTTTAGAGGCAGCATGTTGCCATTCACAAGATACAGGTCTCCACCGTCTTCTTCAGAGATTGGATCCATGTTCTCCATCCTTCTTACATCATTGACGGAGAAGAATCCGTTCTGAATACCGATGGCGTAACCATCCATCCTGGATTTATAATCCCCTCGCATCAGTGCCGATGCATTGAAGGACACGAAGCACTGACCTTTCTCTTTTTCAAGAAAGAGCTTCTTGTTCATGGCTTGCTCTATTCGAACCAGCCAAGGCCGGATGGTATGGACCACAAAGCTGATGGACTGGTTCTCAATGTTACTGAATGAACTCTTACTAAGGTCCGCCACCATATGGGGTGGCACCTGAAAGATTCTACAGATTTCCTCTATCTGAAACTTCCTCGTCTCAAGAAACTGAGCATCGGAGTTTGGCATGCTGATGGCTTGATACTGAAGACCATCTTCAAGGACCGCCACCTTATTGCTATTTCCACTTCCCCCATAGGCCGCCTGCCAAGCATCTCTCACCTTTGTAGGATCCTTGATGGTTCCTGAAGTTGAAAGAATACCGCTTGGAGTAGCGTTGTTTGCAAAGAACCTTCCGCCATATTCTTCAGCGGCTATGTTCAGTCCGATGGCATTTTTAGCAAGAGCTACCGGTGAGTATCCCATGACGCCATCAAAGCCAAGCCCCGGTACATGAAGCACATCCTCCGGTCCTAGATAATGGGTGGTGCTGTCCTTCCTGTAAGCATAGTAAAGATTCCCATTCTTATCTCGATCCACCGTCATCTTGTCAGGAAGCAGGGGATACAGATGCACCACCTCTCCTTTACCATTTCGAATGATCTGGCAGTAGGCATTCCCCCAAAGAAGAAGGTGAGTCATCATGGTCTCCCTCAAAGTAAAAGATGTCATCTCTGGGTTTGGTTCATCATGTAACATTCTATACAGTGGGTGGGTGTACATCTTTTCTTTTCCGTCACCTTGATACCTGTAAGTGTGAAGAGGTAAAGATGCCACCGTCTCTGCAATGATTCTCACGCAGGCAAATACCGCTGTGGTCTGCATGGAGCTTCGCTCATTGACTATTTTCCCAGAGATACTTTGCCCCATATAAAAGTTCGGCGCACTACTGACACTATCTGTGGGTTCTGCCCTTGCCTTAAAGAGCCATTTAAAAAAGTTCGCCATAATTGTTGTTCACCCCCTTCTATCCTAAAATGATCATGTCACGTTCATCGTAAATGGACCCATCATCATCCGGTGGATTCACTGTTGCTCTGGCAAGGCCCATGATCATGGCCACGAGACCATCGATCTTTTCTGAGGACTTTTCCTTATCCACCTTGATGTTTCCAGCCGGGTCCGTTCTGACCACAATGTTATCTGCCATCCATCTTAAGACCGGATGCCCACCATGGGCTATCTGCTTACTTAAGGTCAGCCTCATCAGGTCCTTTGTAGGTGGTGACATATCCTTAAATCCCTGACCAAAAGGCACAACGGTAAAACCCATCCCCTCAAGGTTCTGACTCATCTGGGTAGCACCCCAGCGGTCATAGACGATTTCTCTGATGTTGTACTTCTCACCAAGTCGCTCAATGAACTTTTCGATAAACCCATAATGGACTACGTTTCCTTCTGTGAGATTGAGAAGTCCCTGCCTGTGCCAGATATCATAAGGTACGCTGTCTCTTTTCACCCGCTGATGAAGGGTTTCCTCCGGAAGCCAGAAGTATGGGAGCACCTGAAACTTATCTCCCTCTTCAAGTGGTGGAAACACTAAAACAAAAGCAGTTATGTCACTGGTTGAGGACAGGTCAAGACCTCCGTAGCAGACTCGCCCTTTCAGCTCTTCCGGGTCTACAGGATAGTTGCAAAGGTCCCACTTATCCATGGGCATCCATTTGATTTCCTGTTTTAACCACATGTTCAGCCTCAGCTGTTTGAACAAGGCGAGATCTGCCGGATCGTCTTTGACCTGATTGTAGTGCTCCCTGACTCTCTCTATAGAAATGGTATGACCAAGACTTGGATTGGCCTTATACCAGTTATTTTCATCTTCAATATCCGCATCGTCCTCTAGCCCATAGATAATGGCGAGGAATGTCGGATCTACTCTCTTGCCTTCCAGTATGTCTTTCGCCTTTTGATGCATCTCCCAGCCATAGCCAGAGAGTTGATTTCCTGCCGTGGTGAGGTATAAAAAGAGTGGCTGGGTTCTGGCATCTCCTGAACCGGTGGTCAGCATCTTGGCAAGGTCCGGATTCGGATAGGTCCAAATCTCATCGAGGATAACGCAAGAAGCATTGATCCCAGATTTTGACTTAACATCGGAACTTAGTACTTGATAGAAACTGCCCGTCTTTGGATAGACGATTCGCTTCGTGGACCTTACCAGATTGGTCACTTTTGAAAGTGTGGAATTTCCTTCCACGAAGTTCATACTAGTGTTAAAAATGATGCTGGCCTGTTGTCTGTCACAGGCGGCTACATAAACCTCTGCATTAGGTTCTCCATCAGCAAGAAGCATATATAATGCAATGGCTGCGCCCAGCTCCGACTTACCGTTTTTCTTGCCAATCTCAACATAGGCTGTTCGGTACTGGCGGGTGCCATCTTCTCTCAAGGTTCCAAAGAGACGTCTCACCAGGTCTTTCTCCCATGGAAGTAACTTAAAAGGCTGACCGGCCCATCTGCCTTTGGTCAGCTTCAGTTGTTCGATAAAGTTTATGGCGTGGTTCGCATGAGCTTCACTAAATGGCATAGGCGTCTCCTCCTTTCAAATTAGTCGTCCTTACTCTTTCTTAGAATATCCTCAGCCTTTGGTACATTTGAAAGCAGCTCTTCCATGGCATCGCCCTCGATGGTGTTCCCACTGTTATTGATGTTGAGTCTACTTCTGGCCGATGGGCTTAGCCCAAGTTCTGAACAGAAATTTCGCATCTGCTTAAGGTTTTGCTGGGCAATGGATACTTGAGGGATCTGCTGAATGTATCCTGAAGCGGTCTTCAAAATGGATCCATGCTTTGAGATGAATTCTTCTGCTTCCTTCCATCTGGCGTAGGCTTGACAGTACCCGGCAAAGGCAGCCATATCCACTTGGGTTAGCAGTCCCATAGTCTCAAGCTCCTTTGACAGCCTTCTCCATTCTTTCTTGGCATCCGGTTCCAGCCATGACGGGCACTTAGGTGCTATCTGTTTTGGTTTTGGTTCATTCTTATTCAGTGGTCGTTTACCCGGATTGCCTTCCAGCTCTTTGACCGCTGTAGGTTTTGGTGGTCTTCCTCTACCTGCCATAACTTTCACCTCCTTCATTTACTGCAAAGAAAAAGAGCCATTTTCAGGCTCCAAATGTAATTATTTCACTTTGTTGATGTCGATTTTAATTTCTTCAACTGCCCATCCTGTGAAGTTTTTGAACCATTCTCTTGAAAAGTTCTCTGCCATCTCTTCGGTGTCCCAGTAGCAGGCTTCGTCAAAATAAAAGGTCCATTTTGGGTGGCCATCCCACATGCTGAGATATAGCTTCTTACCCGCTTTCGTTTGCATCGTTACCGTGTAGAAAATCTCCATTCCTTTTGCCTCCTTCGTTTTGGTATATACATATATCACTCTGAAGGCTAAATTAGTCAAGGATTACTTCCCACGGATTCCTTTATAATTAAAGTTCCCTTTTCGAATCTCTTCATGATCTGCTTCCACAGCTTTGTTATATTCAGGGTCTTTTGTTTCCTGCTCTTTGCAGCTTATGCAGATGCACTGTTCATTGAACATGGACATGATTCGCCCACCTTCTAAGCTGCCACCGCAGCGGTCACAATGTTTTTGACTAAAAAATCGATCCATCTACTCGCACCTCCTACTCCACATCCACATATTCCATCAGCATGGCCAGAGCTTCATCATAGCTCTTGGCTTCAGTTGTTATTCGCTTAACCATCTCATCTGCCTTTTCAGGCTCCCCAGCTTCCTTCAGGGTTCGTGACACAATCCCCATCAGATTAAAGATGTTACCATCCTCGCCAATGAGTCTGCATTTAGGTTTCATCATTTTCATCCACCTTTCTGAAAGCACCACTTCCTTCTAGATGCTTAAGAAGTGTCTTCCTGGTTTTCTTGTACTCAGGACCATTCATCCCGATACGGATCAGCCAGGTTCTAAGTGCATACTTCGGGTTGTCATCTTGGGCCTGTTTGTAGGATGCGCGGCTTAAGGTTCTAGCATAGTTCGCTATGAGAACACATAAATCCTGAAATGCCTTGATCCTTTCTGGATTCAAGTTTGAGCTGTGAAGTTTGAAGGTATACGTCTTCTCATCAAAATCAATCTGAAATCCTGGACACCTATTTGTCCCCAGTTCTTCAAGGGCTTCTTTAAGCGCCTCCAAATCTTTAATCTCTGGCTTATTCAGGTCTTCTGCAAACCCATCATCCATGAAGGCTTCCTCTGTTTCAAAAGCCATCATGATAAGCCGCTGCTTGCTGTAAAGCATGTTGATGATATTCTTCAGGCTATCGGCTGTATGCTCTTCAAAGTTCAGTTTAACTTCAACCCCACTAAGTTCTTCTAGCAG